AGTTCAGCTCCAATCTCACAGATAGTGAGTATACGCAGTTGGTTATATGTCCCTGTGGCTGTAAGAAAGTTTTGAAAATCCACGTAGGGTGATACTCTTGTAGAACGCTACAACCGTATCTAAACAAGGAGAGTTAAAATTGCTACTGAAGAAAACGAAACGCCTTTCCTGGCCGCACCGATGGGCCATGCGAATGGCTGTCGGTGTTGTGGTCGGGGTGGCGTTTGCTGCCTCAGTTGCGATCTCTTCTTGGTAGGGGTGTGTGACACTCCGACACCAGTGGGAGCGGGCCGTGACCCTTGGGAGCATCCTTTCGACGCCGAAGAGGCGTAGCGAGGTTGTGCTTCCTGAGAGTCCAGTTTCCGTTCCCCCAAAGTTAGGGGAGTTGTTGGGTGGGAAGTGAAATCATTTCCCAGATCATAGGCTCACCGTTAGGTAGAGCAAGTCTGGCTGGTGTGTCATGAAAAATGACCCCCGTTGGCCAAGCGATATCTTGCGGTCCAGAGACGCAATGTTGAGCGCGTCTGCTTATTTGCTCAGCGTCTGGCATAGTCGTAAACAGCTAAGGTTTGTGATCATCGTCCGTGATAAGCGTCGAAGCGTGGTCTTTATGTCGATGCCTCTTCTGTTTTCAGAATTGGCCCGGCAGACGGATTACGTTGGCTTCCTTCGCCCCGGATGTTCGATCCTTCTCAAAGCTGTTGTTGTTTCGCCAGCTGCTCCAATTAAGCATCAGTCCATAGTACGCGTCCCCTTCGTCTTGAAAAAGAAGAAGACTCTACCCGGAAAATCTGCAACTTGGGTAGCGACCGTACAGAAGACTGATCTCCAGCGTGCAGGGCGTGAAGCCCGTACGAAGCTGTCGAAGAGGGGAAAGAAAGTCCCTCTAGACGGTGTGAAACATGGTTGGGAACCGCATCCCAGGACAATAAGACCTAGTCCGGAGCAAGTCTTCGCGGGTATGAAGGACTTCGAGCAGTACGGCCCTACTGTCACACGGAATACTGTGTGGCAGAGCCGGCGGCTCTATAGAACTTACAACTCGTGGAGAACTCCGAATTTTGGCCGTCTGAAGAAGCGGTACCTGCCCCAAAATCCGTACAACTTATATATCGAGGAAATCGCTGACGGTAGTTTCTTCCGTCAGGTGGTGCATACTTACCCACCGGCGGCTGAAACCTCCAACGGCGTGACCCTTGGTCCCTATCAAGCTTACGGACCTGGTGTCGTGACACTGTATGCTAACCATACTGCTGCCGCGAGTAATCGTGCCCTTGGAAAACTCATCGATAAGGCTGATCAAGGAATAAATAATCTTGCTCAGGACTTCGTTGAGATGGACCAGACCACGCGGATGATCACTAAAACGGTCGTTCGTATTTCTGGTGCAATCAAGGCTCTCCGGGCGAGAAATCTCCCGCAGGCTTTGAAATTTCTTTGGGATGCAAAAGCACCCGTGTTCCGTCAAGGTAGTTGGATGGCGAAAGGCCTTACTCCTAAGCAAATGGCTAAGAAGTTAAGCGGGAAAGAACTCGCTAACAACTGGCTTGAGCTTCAGTATGGCTGGAAGCCCCTGCTCCAAGACGTTCAGGGTGTGATGCAAAGCCTTGCCCAGTTAAACATAGGCAATGCTTCCGTCCAGGATGTTTCTGCATTTGCCACATCGGACGAAAGGTATAGCACGCCGTTGACCCAGAACACCGGGGGGGTAATTTATGCGGCTGGTACATCCGTAAGGATAATAAACAGCCGTTGTAAGTATTCCCTCAGGTATCGAGTCGACGATCATGCGAAAGCCTTTTTGCGGCAGACTGGTTTTCTTAACCCCATCAATCTCGCATGGGAAGTCCTTCCGTGGTCTTTTGTTGTTGACTGGTTCTTGCCAATCGGGAACTACCTCCAAGGCATTAATGCTTGGGAAGGTTTGACGTTCCTTGACGGGCATATGACCCAGTTCACGCAGGAGATCCTTATATGCGATTGCCGTGGTAGCGGATTCTATCAGCCTAATGCGCAAGATACGATTTTGACGGAAGTGGTGGGAAATTTCTTTAGACGTGTTGTGCGTTACGATCGGACGAAGCTTACAAGCTTCCCGACGTCGCGCCCGCCGTCCTTTAAGAATCCATTTTCGACCGTCCACGTACTCAATGCGCTCGCTTTATTGCGAGGTTCTTTTAGGCCGCTTCACGGGTGAGACACGCATCATTGTTTTTCTTTATGAAAGCTATTCTTCAATGTCGGCTATCGCCTCCATGAAGACTGCCGGTGCTGTGTCATTAGCGCTGATTGCGAACAGGATGGATTCTGTCCACAAAACAGTTGGTGACGCTGCCATCGGCGTAAACCGTACGTTTGACCCCGAGGGTTTTCAAGTCCCCGGTGTCGCGCGTTGGGTTGACCGCAGCGGTGGTATTGCTGTGGGCTATCCGAGCATCACTTTGAGCGTTAGGGCGCCTTCGAAGACGTCCCGCGTTTACAAGGTGAGTTGCAAGGTAGCTCTCCCGACCCTAGAGCAAACAAGTGCCTCGACGGCGTCTGGCATACAGCCAGCTCCGACAAAAGCATACGAATGCACTGGGATCATGGATTTTCTTCTGCCGGAGAGGAGTGCATTGTGGGAGCGGCAAGCGCTGCTCGACACATGCATGAGCCTCTTTATGGCAACGATCACTGCTTCGGATGGGGCCCCAACTGATTCAACGGGGTCTCCTCTGCGTGCGGCGGTCGAGAACTTCGACCCGCCGTACTAGTAGTGTCGTTCTCCGGCTCGTAGTTCACTTAAACCCAGGAGATGTCATGTCTTTTAAGAAGTATGACTCTAAGTTCCTCAAGGGATTTA